AGCCGGCGGGGATGATGGTGCCGGGCAGGCCGCTCAGCTCGACGCCGGGCACGACCGAGCGCGTCGCCGCGAGCCGCTGACCGCCGGTCAGTTGCCAGATGGCATCCAGGAACACCCCGCCCGCGAGATTGGGGTTGATCTGGTTCGCCACGAGCGCGTTGTTGGAGAGCACCGCGGTGCGCGCGATCACCTCGGCCGTGATCATCGCGCCCTGAGGCGTGTTCGGGTCGACGACGATGTCTGCGCCGAGCGCCGCCCGGTACTCGTCCTGCACGTCGGCCAGCAGCGTCGAGGTGTCCGGCACGATGGTGCCGGTGGTGGTCACATAGTCGAAGTCAGCCATTGAGGGCCCCGGTTCCGTAGATGGTGCGAATGGTGGCGACGTACGACAGCACGCCGGCCGCAGTCGAGATTGTCACCTCGTCCACCCCGAGCACGTCGGGCACGCCTTCGATAGCCCGGCGCAGGTACGCCTCGAACTGGGCCACGTTGGGCGCTCCGTTCCAGACCGCGCCGAAGTTGGGCACGCCCTCGTCGACCGCATAGATCATCTCGGCGAGCTGCGTCTTCGCGGCCTGAGCGCACGAGTGCAGCACGGCCTGCAGCCCCGTCGACACGTCGAGCGAGCCGGACGGCCCGATGAAAATGTCGTTGTTCTCGTCGACCGTGAGCGTGCGCGTCATGCCACGGGCCCTCCAGAGTTGCCCGTCGGCAACGAGCCGTTCGGGTGCTTGTGCGTGCCGAACGGGATACCGTCGATGGTCACCCCGCCCGTGGAGGTCATCGCGCCATTGACCGTCAGCGTGCCCGTGATCGTCGTCGGGCCCGTCAGGTTGATGGCGGGGGCCTCCACGTCGACCGAGCTGGGGCCTACCGTCACCGTCGACGTGGGGGTGCTGATCTTCACCTTGTCGGGCCACAGCGCGATCCGGACCGTTCCGTCCTCGGTCTGCAGCACGGCGTTGTCTTCGTCCTCGCCGTCGATCACCACATCGAAGGCCTTGTCGGGGTAAAACATGGCGTCCTGGAACGAGTGAAGCCGCACCGTGTTGGGTGCGTTCTCTCCGCCGCCGCCCTGCATCACCAGCGAGATGTCCCGGTCGTTGGCCTTGAGCCAGCCGAAATCGCCCGGCTTGAGCTTGAAGCTCAGCACCATGCCGCCCGCTCCGAAGCGGAAGACGGGCACACTCGCCACGCCCGCCCGGCCGATCTGCCGCCCATCCGTGGTCAGCACCCGCACGAGGGGCACCACCTGCGCGCGGTTGGCCTGCCGGTCGTACGAAACCACGCGGGCCGGCAGCATGTCGTCGACGCCCTGGAGGTGCTTCTGCAGGATCAGCTTCACCATGCCCATGATCGTGCCGTCATCGGCGGGATCACGGGAGGGCGGCGCGTGGGGTGGTTGGGTCGCCATGGCTCGGGCTCAAGCCGAGCGCGTGGCCTCGGCGATGTAGTAGAAGGACGTGTCGCGCGAAGCAAGCTCGAACGACAGCTTGCTGACAGTGTAATCGCCATCGGCCGCCGGGTTGAGCTTCGAGCGCACCCTCAGCGCGCCGCCCAGCACCGTTTGGTTGTCGAACAGCATACGCACTTTGATGCCCTGCTCCGTGAACTCGGGGATACCAATCATCCCGGTGTCAAGGTTGACCTCGCGGACGCGGTTCGCGAGCGGCGCGTTGTAATCCTTGACCACGAGCGAGCCGTCATCGACGTAGGCGTTCACCTTGCCGTAGGTGCCCAGCATCTCGACCTGTTTCGCCGCGCTGCCGGTGTAGCTGAAGTTCTGGATGTTCTTGTCCTGCGCCTGGAACACGAGGGAGAGGCCCAGGTCCGCGGCCACGCTGCGCGCAATGGCGCTCAGCGGCATGGTGCCCGGCATGGACCGCGAGATGATGTCGCCCTTCGCGTAGTCGCCCGCCTTGGCCTTGAGGGTCAGCGTGATGTCGGGCGGCTGACCGCCGGTCACGTTCGTGATGTCGCCTTGGAAGACGAGGCTGTACCCCGTGGACACCCGGCCGGCCTCGACGATCAACAGCTTCTTCGACTTGTTCTTGTTGAACGGGCTTGTCTCGGTCAGCAGGTAGTCGCGCGTCGTCTTGTCGAGGTTGGTGATCTTCACCTCGCACTCGTTCTGGTTGGCGTTGGCGAACTTCGTGCCGCTCGCGGTCATCGCGAGGCCGTCGTACGTCTTGAGCTGGCCGTTCACCTCCACCGAGATGCGCAGCAGCCGGGGGTCAAGCTCGGCGGTCATGCTGCGGCACGGAGCGAGACGATCTCCGCCTCGGTCACGTAGACGAGGAACTGCGTCACGCCGAACTGTTGCCAGTCGGGCAGTGCGTCACCGTCGGTCAGCAGCATGAGGTTGCCCGCCTCCAGGTAGCGGTACGGCAGCACGGGGGTGCCCGGGGTGAGCCGCACGCCGTCCACGACCGTTGCGCCGTCGCGCGTGAGGCTGAGCGCCATGCACCCTGCCGCCTCGTGAACGGTGATGTCGTACGGACGCCCTTCGAGCTGGACGAAGAACTGCTGATTCGGCACGGCGGCCAGCGCGACGTCCATCATTTGAAGAGCCCCGAGAGGACCGAGCCGCGCTTCTCAGGCGTGGGCGTCGGCTGCTGCTGGCCGCGCTTGGCGGTGTCGGAGTCCTTCGGCCGCGCGACCTTGGACGGCGGCAGCGCGGAGAACTGCGCCTGCACGAGACGGGCTTCCTTCAACGACAGCTGCATCGTGATGCCGTCGAACACGTCCGTGGTCTCCTCGTGCGGCATCTTTTCGATGAGCATGTTCGAGAACGACGCGACACGAGTCTGCACCGTCAGCAGCTCGCCGCGGTTGAACAGGTTCTCCACCTGCTGGTAGACGGCCTTGTAGTCAGCGGACGAGAGGATCAGCCCAAGGTCGACCGTATTGGGGTTGATGATCCGGTGATCGATGATCGTCGCGCCCGTCTCCAGTGGGTGCTCCATGGCCCGCGAGGTGCGCCCCACGCTGGCCTTGATCGCCCGCGCACGCGCGAAGACCTGGGAGAAGTCCGCCGCGAGCACGGCGACCACGTCCTGCGCGTTTGTGGGCGTCATGCTGCCACCCCGTCGTCGTACTGGCTCGCCGCCTGCGTCATCTGAGATTGCAGGTTGCTGCCGATGGCCTTGCTGATGCCCTGGGCGTCGGATGCCTGCGTGTGCACCTCGACCTTGCCGACCTGCACGTTCGTGCTCTTGCTGACCTGCTTCGCGTTGTTGATGCTGTTGGAGGTCTGCCCCGCCATGGGGCTCGCCGCTGCCGCGCCAAGCTGCGACTGCCCCGCGGCAACCGCCTGCGCTGTGACCGCGCTGCCCGCATCGCCGCTCTCGCCGCCCAGACCCACGAGGGACTTCGCCTTCTCCCAGCCGGAGGCGATTGCGTTGATGGCCCCCATGACCGAGTCGACGATGCCCTGCCAGATGCTTGCGATGAATTCGCCGGCCGCCTGCATCGCCGCCATGAGTCCCTCGGTGAACGCCTGGAAGGCGGCGGCCGGGTCGTTCCACACGTCGACGAGGAACCCCGCCACGGACTTGATGACTTCCCACGTGGTCATGAACGCCGCGCCGACGGCCTTCACCACCTCGCCGATCATCGGGTACTTCTCCAGGATCTGGCCGATCAAGGAATCGTTCCCGTCGATGAAGTTCATGACGTCGTCGTACAGCAGCGCGAACGCGACGGCCACGGCTGCGAGGATGGCCGCCAGGGCGATGAACGGGGCGAACGCTGCCACCGTGGCGATGGCGAGGCTGATCATCGGGGGGATCGCGAAATAGGCGATGGCCGCACCGATGGCGATGAAAAGCCCCTTGATGAAGTCGGCGTGCTTGCGCATCCAGATAGCCACCTGCTGGAACTTCTCCGCCATCCAGGTGAGGGGCGGCAGCACGTACTCGGACACGCCCAGCAGGATCGAACGGAACGCGTGCCGTGTGTCGTCGAGCTGGTCATTGAACTCCGCGGCGATCTTGCCTTGCTCGGCCGTGACCACGCCGAGTTCCTTCTCTTTCTGCAGCAGCTCTTCCACCTCGCGGCGGCCCTGTCGAAGCGTCATGATCGTGGCTTGGTCCAAGCCTAGCCGCGAGCCCAGGGAGATGGCCTTTTGCGCGCTCAGGCCGGCGAACGAGTCGGCCAGCTCGGGGAGGAAGTCCATCGCGGACTTGCCCTTGTTCTTCGCGTCCTCCAGGTCGATTCCCAGCTCTTTGAGGAATGGCGCGGCGCGGGACTTGCCCGTCACCTCGACCTGCGCGAGTTGTTTGTTGAACGCCTCGATACTGCCGGCGAACGCATCCGTGCTGCCGCCCGCCTTCTTCGTGAGGTCGCCCCACACCGACAGCGTTTCCACGCTCGTGTCCAGACGCTCGGCCGTCTCGTCGAGATGGTCGGCCGCGTCGCTGGCCTCCAGCACCGCGTGCGTGAGCGCGGCGAATCCAACCGTGGCTGCGGCGGCAGCGGCGAGCCCCGCCAGCGCGCCCACGAGCGACTTGCCCAGACCCCCGGCAACCACGTCCGTGGCCTTGAGGTCCTTCTGCAGGTCGTCGGTCTTCTTCTTCGAGTCGGTCAGCCCCTTGTCCAGCTTGGAGGCGTCCGACTCGAAGAGGATGAAGAAGCTGTCTAGGATGCTCACGACTTGCCCTTGTTCTTCGCGTGCTCGATGGCTAGGCGTTCGTTTTCCTGGGTCACCGCGATGATCTCCCAGAGGTCGAACGCGTCTTCAAGCGTGTAGACGGTCTTCAGCTCGTGGAGGCTGGCTTTGCCGGCCGCGACGATTGCGCCTGCAAATCCGTCAACATTCTCGAAACCAACGTGGGGACTTTCTGGGCGACGGCCTCGAAGAAAGTGGAGGCGACGCCGTTCGCGAAAAAACTGCAGTTGTACTCCAGCATCGCCATTTCGATGCGGCCGAGCGTCTCCCAGGAGTCGACGTGGTTGTCGACGAGGGCGCGCGTCGTGAGCTGCAGGGCCGTGCCGTCCTCGCGGGGGACGGCCACGTAGGCCATGAGCTTGAGCATCGTCTCTTCGCTCACGCCGTAATCGCCCAGCTTCGGTAGGGCGGACAGCGGGTACTTTGCGATGATTTCGCGCCCCGCGATGGCGGGGAACTTCGACAGCACGAAGGTCTTTTCGCCCCCGTCTTGCGTCTTGATCTGGACTTCCTTGGGCTGCAGCATCACGTCACCCGTTCATGTTCTCGAAGGCGAAGGCGTACGTCTTCGACTTCAGGCGGCCGGCGCTCGACGGGCTGTTGGCCGGCGGGCCGTCCGTGATCGCGCCGGAGGTGAAGTTCTTCGTCTTGCCGTCCGGGTAGACGGCAGTGAAGGTGATCACGTCGCGCGCGCCTTGCTTGCCCTTGCCGACGCGGTTCGCTTCGAGCAGGGCGGAGAGGTTCTTGTCGTCGTCGCTGTTCGGGATAACCGACAGGTTGACGATGATCGGATTCGCCTTGCTCCAGGTGATGAGGTCGCCATTGACCCCCATCGCCTTGTCGCGGATCTGGATCGAGGGCGTGTCGAAGGGGTCCGCGTCGTCCGCGAACTGCGTGATGTTGACGCCGGACGGGAAGGTCTCCGACGCGACGACCTGGACCCGGAGGCCAAATACTGAGATGTCAGGCATGGTGTTCCCCGTGCGTTTAGATCAGGATGTGGGAGCCCTCGACCTTGCGGATCGCGTCGTCCTTGGAGTAGATGAGGGTGTAGACGGCCTTCCATTCGGTTCGGCTGTCCACGGTCGTGTAGCTCTGCAGCACCACGTCCACCCAGTAGCCGAGGCGGAAGACCTGCTGCCACGCGAGTTCATCGTTGGTCAGGTTGGTGATGTAGAGCTTCTGCGTCGTCGTGAGCGGCTTGCCGACGCTGATCGTCCCGTTGAACGTCGCTTGCGTGATCACGGATTGGATGATCGCCAGGAGCTGACTGCGCCCCGTAGCGTTGGCGGACACGCGGGCCAGCGACAGCAGCAGGCCCATGATGGCCGCGCCCATCGCATCCTTGAGCCACGCTTCATTGGCGTAGACGTTGATGTCGACCGGGTCCGTCGCGAGGCCCATCATCACGCCGCGCTGATAGAAGTCCAGGAATTGGCCGGCGGTCTGGGTGCGCCCGTAGTAGTTGACCCGGTTCGCGTCCATCGTGTCGGCCACGCTGTCAGACGACACCGAGGGCGTCAGCGCCGCGATCTGGAACATGTAGTTCTGCACGCTGTTGCGCCGGCTGTAGTCGGTCGCAGCGAGCACCGCAGCGGGCAGCAGCTCGGGGAACTCGGTCGCCAGCGGGGCGAGCGTGACGGCCACGCCGGACAGGCCCTTCAGCGCCGCGTACGTGGTCGCCGCGTCGGCCGCCTGGATGGGAACGAGGTAGATGAACTTCACGTTGTACGTGTCATTCTGCAGGGCCACCGCGGCGATCTGGTCGGCGGTGAGCGTCGGGATGAAGGCGAACGAGCCGAAGTTGTCCGTCGCCGAGGCGCTGCGGATGAAGGCGTCGAGCGGCTGTTCGGCGGCCACGCCGGGCGAGAAGATCGCGCCGCCGTTCCAGCCCAGCAGGGCGCGGATGTCCGTCCCCGTGCCCGGCGCAGCCGTGGCGACTGCCGCGACCCCCGGCGTGCCGCCGACCAGCTCGAAGCGCTGCGCTACCGCGTTGTAAGTCACCGTCGCGCCGGTCCAGTTGGCACCGCCCGCCACCACAGCCTGGATGGCGGTCTGCAGGATGCTTGCGACCTGCGAGAGGGATGCCGCCGCGGCGAAGTTGATGCCCGTCACGTCGGCGGTGTACGTGCCGATGGTGAGCTTGAGCGCGCCGGTCGTAATGGGGGTGAAGGACGAGACGAGCCGGGCGGCCGAGGAACCGTAGATGCGCGCCGCGGCGACGGCGTCGGCGTAACGCGAGAAACTGATCTTCTTCGCGTTGGTGATGAGCTTCGAGATGAACCCGAAGTAGAAGACGGCGCGTGCGTACTCAGGCGACGAGGTGCCGAAGTAGGCCCCGACCGAGTCGGCGCTCGTCATCTCCAGCACGCCGTCAGCGGGCACGAGAGGCGACGTGGAGAAGAGGCGCAGGATCAGGTCGCGCGTGCGGACGGCGACGCCCCCGCCGACCCCGCTCACGATGTCGACATAGCGCTTGAAGGAAATCGTCATGATGGCCCCTTAGACCCGGTGAATATTGGCGTCGTACGTGACGACCGTCGGGACGGTCGCCGCAAGGACTCGGAAGTGCGTCACGACGATGTCGAAGGACGGCACCGCCTCGAACCTGTCGCGGTCATCCACGACGAACGGGTTTCGCACTTCGGTGACTCGTTGGAGCCCCACGCCTGCAGCCCTGAACGCTTGAACGACCGTGTCGGACTGGATGATACCGGAAACGGTGTTCAGAACATCCGACTCTGTGGGCGCGGTGGCTTGCGCAGGATCCTGCGGCACCCACGCGTCGAACTGGATCGTCGTCTCGTACTGCTGGCGCAGCTCGTGGTCGAACACCTCGCCCGCCTCGTTGAACAGGTCGAACCGCTTCGGCCAACCATAGCGCTTGTCGCCGACCTTGAAGAAGAACAGCGCCGCGCCGCTGGGCGTGCCTGCTTGCCGCGGTTGGAACGAGCGTGCGAGCTGAACGCCGGCCGTCTCGGGGTACAGCGCGAACTGCGGAAGCAGCGTCGAGCGGATGAGGGCGAAAAGGGCCTTGTCGTTCATGGCGAAGGCACCTCGATGCACAGCATCCGCTTCCAGCCGTCGGCGGTGGTCCAGTCCATGTCGCTCTGGCACTCCCAGAACCGGCCGCCGTACTCGATGATGTCGCCGCGCCGGTCACGCGACAGGGGCTGCACCGCCGCGGAGGTCCAGAGACGCGAGTAGCTCTTCTCGAACGTCAGGCCCAGTTGCTGGTACTGGTCCTTGTTCACCGGCTGCATCGAGCCCGTGATTCCGACCGGGTCCGCGTAGGTGTCCACGTAGTCGCCGGCCGGACCGATGACGCGGCCGGTCCAGGCGCGCCACTGCGGGGCCTGCCGGGCGATGGGCCCCATCGCGAGGTTGAGTAGGTTCGAGCCAGGGACGATCATTTCTTGGTCACCTGAGACGTGAGCGTGGCGAGCATCAGCCCGGTATCCACGAGGGGCTTCGCGATGCTGGCCTTCGCGCCCTTCCCTTTGTTGGCGAGACGGCGCTTGCGCGCGGCCACGGTCTTGGGCGACAGCGCGGGCGCGGTCAGCTTCGTGATCGCCACGCGCACGTTGCCTTCCGCGGCCAGCGCGAGGCCTTCCATCACAGCGTCCGGCGCGATCTCTCCGCGCATGGCGGCCCGCGAGAGGCCTGCCGCGGTCTTCGCCCACGACTCCGACTTCTCGGCCGCTGTGGGGCGCATGAACGGGCGCGCGGGAATGCTGTGCTTGGGGCTCCCGTGTTCCTGCACGAACGCCACGCCTGCTACGGGCTGGCCGCCCTCATAGCGCGCCGACTCGAACCAGCCCACCTTGCCCTCGGCGTTGCCCAGGGCCTTGACCGTGGCGGTGATCGCCGCGCGCTCCCCGCCCTTGCGCGTGATCTTCATCGGAACCCCCGATTCGGTCCGAAGCCGCCGCCCACACGGCGGAAGGCGTAGCGCTCGGGCAGGCCGCCGAAGTACGCGCCGCCGACTGCCTGCGCCTCCAGGAGCGCGAGAAGCTGCTGCCCGTAGGGCGACTGGTTGAGCCAGAAGCGCCACGAGCTGGTGCCGTACGGCGGCGCGGCGAGCGTCACCTGCACGTCGCCCACCTTGGAGCCCACGGCGATGCCGCCCGAGCCCGTGTAGGTGCCGCCGTTCGCCACGACGAGGTCGAGCCACAGCAGATGCGCCGTCATCAGGTAGAGCGCGGAGCGGCGCACGGCCTCGGTCATGTCGCCGCAGGTCACGACAGGCGAGATGAAGCCCGTCGCGAGATCGAACTTCAGTTGGATCAACTCGTCCGGGAACTTGAGCGGGTCCGCGAACTGAGGGAAGGTCGCGCGGAAAGCCGTGATGTCGAGTGTGATCGTGGTCATTCAGCGCCCCAGGATGAGAAAAGCCGGGCACCCTCACGGGCCCCGGCCTTCAGTGTACCGCGCGGCGCGGCTTACTTGCGCTTGGGCTTGGCCGCCGCACCCGTCGTCGGGGCCGGGTCGTCGTCCGTGCCCTGGAAGTCGGCGTCCGTCAGCGGGGCCGAGCGGTCCTGCCGCTCCATGTCGGCCGCGATCTTTTCGGCGTCGACGCCGTCGCTCTCCAGCGTCTTGACGTAGCCGTTGCGCGTGTGGAGCTGGAAGACTTTGTTGGCGTTCAGGTACTCCAGTTGCGCGGCGGTGACCTCGGTCGCCACGCCCTGCGGGGTGATCAGCCGGTCATTGGCGAGGCCCGCGCCACCCTTGACGAGGACGCCCTCGTGGCCGTCGACCGTGACGGGCAGCGGGAGGTCGTTGCCGCTGTCGGTGTTGTGGTTGGTGTAGAGGTTGTCGCTCGTGAGCGTCGAGACGACGTAAAGCTTCTTTGACATGGGTTCTTCTCCTGCAGGGAGTGGGGTAGTTGAGCGGTCAGTGTGCCAGAAAAAAGCCCCCGGGATCACCGGGGGCCAAGCTCAGACAACTGCCCAAGGAAGAGACTCAGATACCGGTCAGGCGCTGCACGGCGTACGGGCGCTTCAGCATGACGCCGGCCGTCGCGTTCGAGAAGTCCTCGACGTACGCCTTCGCCAGCTTCTCGGTGCCCAGGGCCATGAACTTCGTGGGCACGAGCTGCGCCCACACCGAGCCGCCGTCGCTGCCGCCGTCCACCACCTTGTCGGCGTGGAGGTAGGCCACGTTCGCGCCGCCGTTGGCGAGGTTCAGCTCCGGCGCGGACACGATGCGCATCTTCGGGTACGTCTCGCGGATCCACTGGCGCACCGAGATGCCGAAGTCGGACGTGACCGACAGGTACTGCGCGACGTTGGTCGCGAGGCCCAGAGTCATGGCCGTCGACTCGGGGTCGATGGTGTCCTGCGACGCCGCCTGCAGACGCGCCACCATGCCGCGGATGTCGGCCGTGATGTTGAGGAACGTCTTCGTCGACCACGTGGTGGTCGAGCCCGTGCCCGTGGCCGCCGCGGTGACGTAGGCCGGCAGGCTCGGGTCGTTCAGGTAGCCATACGTGCGGTTGGTGCCGCCGTTGTACCCGATGAAGCCGATCTGATTCCGGCGGATGTCCAGCGCCAGGGCCGCGGCGTTGCGCTTCTCCGACGCGGTGTTGACGCGGACGCGAGCGCTGCGGGCGTCTTCGAGGATGCCCACGCGCAGGCCACGTTCCCAGCGGATCACCGTGCGGCGCTCGAAGTTCAGGTTCCAGCTCGACAGCGGGACGTTCGTGTAGTCGCCGTACAGCACGGCGTCACCGGTCGGCTCCAGGATGCCCTGGATGATTTCCTCGTCCTCCCACGCGCCGACGGTCTGGATGCCGATCAGTTCATCGATCTTCCGGGCCGCCGTGATCGTGTGGACGAAGCCGGGGAGCCACGCCTGCAGGAACTGCACGGGGTTGGAGATGCTGGCCGTGGTGATCAGGCCGGTGGTGTCGTCGGCCGCGTACCCCGGCAGGTCCGCCGCGGCGTCCTGCGTGATGTGCGCGAGCTGGCGCGCCACGAACGCGGGCGAGAGGTGGATGCCCACCATCGCGAGCTGTTGCGTGAGGTCGGCCGCGGCGCAGTGCGACGCGTCCATGGCGACGGCGGCGAGGCCCGCGCCGTACCGGTGCGAGTGCACGACGGATGCTTTTTTGCTCATGATTTCTGTTCTCCGGTGAGGTTCCGTCGTGGTGGATCAGGCGCCGTTCAGGCTGACGAGCGCGAGGCCCGGGGCCGCGTTGGCGTAGCGAACCACCGTCGCGTTCGGGATCTGCGTTTGGCCCGCGCCCGCGGTGCCCGCGGCGAGCGTGCCGTCCGCCTGGACGAAGTACACGCCCGAGCCCACGGGGGCGGCGTTGGTGAGCTGCACCCAGATGCCCGGGGTGCTCGTGACGAACTCGCCGTCGGTGCCGGCCAGCACGGTGAGCGTCGGGGCCAGCGCGCCACCCGCGGCGGTGCCGGAGGTGCTGTAGGCCTTGGGGTTCGCCAGAATGCCGCCGTACGGGTTCGTGCCGCCGGGGCTGAACTGACCGTCCGCCGGGTCGATGGTGAAGGCGCGGCCGATGACGATGTTCGCCGCGGTGCCCTTCAGCACGCCGGGCTGCGCGCGCAGCGGGCCTTCGAGGCCCAGTTCACCCACGACGCCGTCGGCGAGACGCAGGTTCACGGTTTGTTGAAACGGCATGATCAGGCCCCTTCTTTCTTCAGGTGGTCCGCGACGAAGCCGGCCGAGGGGCGGGCGGCGTCTTGGCCGGTGGTGTGAGCGGACGGCAGCTTGACGGGGCTCGCCTTGAGGAAGCCTTGCAGCATGGCCTTCTCTTGGCCCTTGGGGGCCTTGAGTTCGAGCTTGTCGCAGCCGTAGGCCACGACCTGGGCCAGCGTCATACGGCTGTGGTCGAACGCGCCGACGCGGCGCGAGATGCCCGATGCGAGTTCATCGCGTTCGGCCATCCGCAGCACGAACGCCGCTTCGTCCATGGCCGGGGCCGCGGGCGAGACGACTTCCTTGTCGCCGCCAGCGCCGGCCGGGGTGCCTTCGCCGCCCTCGCCTTCAGTGACGGCCGGCTTCACCGCGTCCAGCTCGACGACCTCTTCGGCCACCGGGGCGGCGCCTCCGCCACCCAGGGCCGCGAGCGTCTTGTTGATCTCGGCGATCTGCGGGACGATGGTCGAAAGAACCTTCGCCATCTCGGTGAGGGTCATTTCCCCCGAGGGTTCCGCGTCACCCGCGGGCTTCTTTTCGTCGGCCATGGTGGCTTCCTTTGCGTCAAGTGAAAACGTCATGCGGTCCATCACCGCGACATCAGGGCCCATTCGACCTTCGGCCACGAGCGCGAGGTGATTGCCGCGGATCTTGCGCTGCACGAAATCGTAGTTGGTGCCGTTCCAGACACCCGCCACGCGTTCGTAGATGCAGCGATATCCTGCGCTCAATTCGCGCTTGCCTGCCTCGATGAGTTGCGCCAGTGTAGACGAAAAAGCCTTGAGGTTTGCGAGCAGGTAGCCCGACTCGGGATCGAAACGCACCTGCTCGCCGATGATCCCTTGAACGCCCTTCTGCTCGGCGGCCACACTGCCGGGGATCTCGTCGACGGCGTTGGGGCCGATCATCGTGTGGTCATCGACCCACGGGATCAGCTTGAAGCTCTCGACGCACTCGGGGTCTGCGAGTTCTTCGGGCGGCCGGAAGACCTGGAAGATTCGGTCCGCGTCCTCGCCCCCGAGCCCGAGCTGCCGGCCGCTGTAGGGGAACACGCCGGCCTTGCTGATCGGGTTGTCCTTCACCTCGAACCAGCCGTTTCCGTCGACCGTGCGCTCGTCCATGGCCCCTGCCATCGCGACGGCTGCGGCGGTGAGCTGGACGCGTTCGAGGGTCAGCGCGCAGCCCGGATGCAGCGGCGCGGGCAACGAGGCGATGGGGGCCCACACGTAGCCCAGGTGCTCGTGGTTGATCACGGGCACGAAGGGCGCGGGCAGCTCGCAGACAAACGAGGTGAATCCGTTGCTCCAATCGAGGAAGCGAATCGGCAGCTCGGGCGTGTAGCCCGTCTCCTCCATACTCTCTCGAATGGCGGCCTGCTCGGGCGTCTCGCCCTCTTCGATCCCGCCGCCCGGGAATGCCCAGGTCAGCGGGTGGTCACAGTCGCCGTCGCGGCGCAGCAGGAGCAGCACCGAGCCCGCGCAGTGGAAGACGATGCCGGCCGCCCGGTTCACGCCCTCCGCGTACTGCGCGGCGATGGTCGCCGCCTGCACCGCGCCATGGCCGGCGGCCATCAGCGTTTCGATGTTGCGCGCGATCACATCGGCGGTGATGCCCTGCTGAAGCATGCTCAGGCCTGCGCGGGTTTCGGTTCGCGCAGCACGAGCGACGCGCTCACGCCGAGCGAGACGGCCTGCACGGAGCTGGCGTTCACGCTCTCGTCGTGGCTGGTCGCCGTCTGGAGGAAGCCGTTCACCTGGAAGCTGACGTCACGCTCCTCGCCTTCCTTCAGCGGGGCCAGCACGGCGGCGGCGCGCTCGGCGGTGTCGAGCACGAGCTGGCGGTCGGCCGCGTGCGCCGGCTGGGCGGCCACGACCTCGTTCATTTTCTGGGCCACGGCGGCGAGGGCGAGCGCGACGGTTGCGCCGCGAGCGTTGAACGAATACGACATGGGGGAATCTCCCAAGGTTGTTGAGCTGCGATCTTACACGCTCAGGTCCTGCAGCATGCCGGCGAAGTACGCCTGCACGTCCTGCCCCGCGGCCCCGGCGGTCGCCGTCACGAGCACGTCGAACGGCCCGACGATGCCGCCGGTGAACTGCTGGGAGAAGTGCACGCAGTTGGCCCCGTCGCGCTGGAGGGCCCACTGCAGGAACGCCCCGTAGTTCACGGACGCGGCCGGCTTGCCCTTGATGGCGAAGGCGCACACGACGTTCGTGCCGCCGTCCTTGAGCAGACTCGCGATGAGGTCGGTGATGAAGAGCCGGAAGCCCGAGGGCACCGTGTAGCGGCTGGACCGCTGAACCTGCTGCGTGGCCGCCAGGAAGCCGCGCACCGCGGCAGAGCTGACGACCGTCACGTTCCCGGCCGTGTCGCCGGACACCCGGCTGATGCCGTTCACGCGCGTGAAGGGGCCGCCCGGGATGGCGACGGGCGTCGTTCCGTTCAAAGTCACGTCGATGGGCGCGAGACGCGAATAGTTCGGACCGAGCAGAGACAACCGCAGCACCGCGCCCACATCGCCCGCGCTCGCGCTGACGATGGTCATCGCTTCCCCGGCCGGCGACACAATGGGCGTGATCGCGATCTCTTCGATGATCGTCTCGACGCCGCTCGCCAGCGCTGTGCGCAGGGAGTTCACCGAGATCCCGCTCTCGCTCGGCGACGCCCCAAGCATCACGTCGCTTGCGGTCCGCATGGTGCGTGTCGTCATGATTCTTCCCCCTCTTTCTCGTCCGAGAAATCGAACACCGGGGACATCGTGCACCGACAGTTGGGTGCTTGTCCAGGGATGCCGCGCTCGCCCGTGCGCTCGTCGATCACCGGCAGGTCGTCGAAGCTGTAAACGTTGCCGTCCATCGCGATGTGGTCTTCACGAGGGTGCGCGCCGCCGCCCGAGTGGTGCCACATGAACTTTTCGACGCCGGCCTTCTGCATTCGGCCCTTGTTGATCGAGTTGTATGCCTTGCGCGTCTGGTCGAGCGCGATGTTCTTCGCGCGGCGGTGCGTCTGCCCTTCGTACTTCTCCAGCGCAGGCACGAGGTCCTGCAGGCCGTTGCCCGTCGTGATGGAACGCATCGTTGCGCCCTCCACGTCCTTCAAGTACTCGGACGGGATCGACTTGATCAGGTTCACGTTCTCCGAGACGCTGGCCTTGTAGATGTTGGAGAGCGAGGAGCCCGGCGTCATGGTCGGCACCTTGAGCGACAGACCGCCGCTCAGCGCCTCAAGGCTGGAGTGCAGCGCCGAGCCGCTGGCCTTGGACGCGCCGTTCACCATGGACTCGGCCAGCACCTTGGCCTGCGATGCGAACAGGTCTTCAAACTTGGAGCGCAGCGCATTCAGCAGGATCCGCGACTGGCTCGCGATACTCGCGTCTTGCCCGAAGTGCGCTGTGCCCGTGTCGCTCTCGAAAAGGCGCTTCACCTCGCGGCTGACCTCGCGCGTCATCTGCTTAACGAGGCGGTCCAGCTTCTGGGCGTAGCGCGCCTGCACGCCCGCCGGCTCGTTAAGGGGCGTGCCCTTGAAGACGGGCGGCTCCTTGCGGGTCTCCGCCCAGTCGCGACGCTTACGCGTCAGGAGCTTCTTCGCCATCGCTCAGCCCGTCTTCGTCCGTCAGCGCCGGGACGCCGTTGTACCCGCTCTGCTCGTCGGATGCCACGCGGTTGCGGATGTCCGTCCCGTCGATGGCTCCCGCGTCCTTGAGCACCTTGTCCGTCTCGGCCTTGATCTTGTTGACCTCGGCTTGCTCCTTCGTGGTCAGCGTGGACAGCGGTTCCCACGTGCACTCGACGCTGAACGGCTGGATACCGAACTTCGGCGCGATCTCACTGCGGATCAGGCAGACCATGTGCCGGTCGATCAGCGGTTCGAGGTCGTTGGCCTGGATGCTCTCCAGCTCCTCGTGGTAGCTGTCGGTCTCGTAGTCGCCTGTCGAGTTGAATCCCTTAGGCGTCGTGCCGAGCAGCTTGGTCGCCGGCACGTTGGCGGCGGAGGCCACGAGCTGGTACTGCGTCATGATCACGACGTCCAGGTCGGCGAGCGATGTGTCCAGGCGCTCGACCTTGTCGGCCTCTTTGTCCGCGACCTTGACGCCGTAGTTGTCGAGCTGCGCGCGCCACCAATCCATTGCCTCTGCGAAGACGCTGGGGTTCGCGATGGCCGCGGCGACGTTCGTGTAGAAGATGTCCGCGCGCTTCGTCATGGCGAGTTGCGGGGCCTCGTTGGCCGTGCGCTCGGCCCCATAGACGCGCTCGAAGATGAGCTGCGGCACGCTGAGGCCGCCGTACAGGTAGGCCGGCTTGAGCACGTCGGCCACCTCGGGCCCGCGCATCACGCAGAGGTGGGACTTGTGGATGCGCTTGCCGTTGACGATCCAGTAGGTGGGTTCGTAGAAGTCGAGGCTCGCCGGGTCCATGGCCGCGCTGTTGGTCAGCTCGGGCGCGGTCCAGTACGGGTCGATCTGGCTGATGCCCTTGTAGCTGCCGGGCGTGATGCTGTCGGGGTTGAACGGCTTCACGTAGTAGTCGGGGTCGGGGCTGGTGACCACGAACAGCGCGATGCGAATGCCGAAGACGCGCCCCTGCTTCACGTACTCCACGAGCGTGCGGTTCAGGCGGAAGCGCTTGTTGGCGCGGTTGATCGCGTCGATGATCTTCGGGTCCACCACGGTGCCGTCGTTCACCGTGAACTTGTAGCCCTTGCGGATCGCGTCGCGTGCCGGGATCAAGCACGCCTTGTTGACGAGCCAGTGCTGCGCGATGAGCGCCATCACCTGATACCCGATGAAGCCTTGCGAGCCGTACCATGCGGCCTGCACCTCGGGCATGCCGATTTGGTTGCCCAGGTTGAACCCCGCTTTGATGCCATCCGGCCAGTTGTTGGCGTCCATCGCCGTCACCGCGCCGTCCGCGCCGATCACGGCCATCTTGGGCACCGGCAGTGCGGCGGCCAGCCGCTGGAGGCGTTCCAGGCGCGTGCGGCCGGCGGGTAGGCCGCCGTCGGTCGACATGATTGACATGCGCTCGACGGGCTGCGCCTCGGCGCGCTTCGGCGCGGGCTCGTCGTTGCGGTGCAGCCAGCGGCGGAATCGAGAGAACATGACGCGACCTTTCAAGCGATGTCGAACACGCCGCGGCGGCGCGGCTCGGCGGGAGCGTAGGCGATCATGACGCCGTCGGCGAGGTTGGGGGACTTCGCCCCATCGGGGGCCTTGTCGATCAGCAGTTTACCCGCGCCGTTCTCCGAGTAGGTGGGCTGGCTCAGCTCGGCGCAGAGCTTGACGAGCGACGGGAGCTTGCCGCTGATGCTGATCAGGCTGTCCAGGTCGGCGGGTAGCACCCCCGTGGTGACGGCGCGGTACGTGCGTTGGAATCGCAGCCGCAGCGACCACCACGCCTGCGCCTTCGCGTTGGCGTAGTAGTCCTTGTTCAGCCGCCCGAGCTTGTCGCCGCCCGTGGTCGGGTCGATCTGTTCGATCAGCTTGTCAGGGCTCACGACGCCGCCCGAGCCACGGAAAGGCGAAACGTCCAGCTTCAGGCCGCGCCGCTGCTGCGTCACGCGCGCATCGCCCTTCACGCCCGCACCAAGACCGTCGGCATCGTAGCGGAAGCTCTCCCACCGCTCGCTCTCTGCGGTGTCGATGGCGCGTTCGGTCGTCGCCATGATGTCGGAGCCCTTGCCGCTGAAGGCCTCGGCGTAGTTCAGCAGGATGCCCTGCCGGCCGACAAGCGCGTTCAGGTCGGGCCCTTCGTCCGCAACATCCAGCGCACCGCGGCGAGCGCCTGACGGCTCGATGCCGAGCTTCACGTGGGCGTCAATGGCGGCTCGCACCCACTCGCTCGGGATGACCACACCTGTAACGCTGGCGCTGTAGTTGATGTCGTACTCCTGGGCCACGACGCGCGGGTCTTCAGTGGCGCACAGCTCGTCGTACCACTCCTGCGTGCGGCGCGGGTCCATCCGCCAATGCAGGATGAAGATGCGGTCCTCGGGCCACGAGTGGGCCTTCTCCGCGAACGGGTTGCCCATGCCGTTCACGCTGCTCATGTCGATGCGGCAGTCGGTCGTGGCAGTGAGCGCGGCTTCGGCCAGCCGCGGGCGCTCAAGGTGGGCGCTCTCGTCGACGAAGTAGATGGACGTGCGGTCACCGCGCCCGATGTTGTCGCCGGCCTCTCCCGTCATCACCGCGCCCGACTCGGGGAACGTGATGCGCATAAACGTGCCGTTGCGGCTCTCGTCCCACCCGCCCCGGAACTCGCGCGGCAAGTTCTTCATGAAGACGCGAGCCTTGAAGAACAGGCTCTTCGGGCTGTCCAGCCGGTCTACGTACTCTTCCTTTCGCGAGCCGAAACCAATCGCCATGCCCGGATAGAAGAGGCACAGCGTGCAGCTCAAGGCGATGGCGCACCACGACGCGCCCGTGTCACGGCTCTTGGGCACGATCCCGTTCTTCTTCCCCTTCCAGCTCGCCACAATCCACTGCATCAGCTCGTGCTGCCTGTCGAACGGAATGAAGGGGATCGTCGCCATGCCCGCGTCGCTGCTCGTCAGCCGCGGGTCGTACGTCATGCCCCAGTCGCGCACGAAGACCCACGGATGGAGCTTGTAGTACGCCTTGAGCACCGCGAGGTTCTGCGGGCCCGTCTCCGGGTCGCGAATCTTTCGCAGCAGCTCAATGCGACGCCGGAAGATCGCCGCGTAGTCGGGGTTCAGGAAGTCCATCAGCCGGCGAGCTTCCCATAGAGCGCGGCCAGCGCAGCCGGATCACCCGCCAGCTCGGCGGGGATCTCGACGTGCGCGAGCGGGCCGCCGTTCTTGCCCGTCAGCTCTCGTTTCTCCACGAGCATGCCCAGGTACTTGGCGATGTTGGCGACCGCGCCATCTTGGTCGCGCATCTTCACTTCGATGCCGTCCTTGGTCTTCTTCACGCTCGCAATGAGCCGACGTTCGGCGGGCCCTAGCTTGTCCATGTCCTCGAAGTAGGTCTGCGTGTGACCCTCGCCTTTGCAGTCGGGGCAGTCGGGATGCGGCGGGCGGTTGTGGGCCCAGCCCATGCCGCCGCTCAGGTCGGGCAGCTCGTAGGCGTCGGGGTCCTTGCTGTGGCGCTCGTAGGCCTCCGCATACTCGCGCTCGTGCCACTGGTAGGCGTGATCCTCGCCCCAGCAGTGGCGGCAGTTGACGTGCCGCACGCGCGAAATCTTCGTAGGGTCAGCCGTCGCAATCTGGGCCCAGTGGAGCAGCACCTGCGCGGCCTCGAACTCCACAGCCTGAGAGACCTTGGCCTTCGCTTCGTTGATCAGCGCTTGGACCTTGGGATCCGCTAGCAGCTTGGAGGCCTGCACGTCCGCCGTCTTCGCGCTGTAGCCAGCACGGATGGCTGCCTGCGTTCCGTTCCGATCCTTCGCATACTCCTCCACGAACCGGTAAACGCGCTCAGATTTGATAGGTTTAGGTGCTTCCATGATGCCCACACTCTAGCACGGGAGGTGACCACAACCTCTACCCGGCGATCTGGGTGGCTACCCGGATTTTTGGGTAGCCTTAAGTTGTTGATTTCACTCTCTTTTCTCTCTTTTTACCCAAATACCCAAGAAAAATAAGTCAGTCTCTGAAGAACAGTGACAACGTACACTAAGATGTACGCAGCGCCTTACTGTACCACTACACGATTCTTCCAGGCTGTGACTTGAAAGTAGGGGTCGGTTAGGGGTAAACTTATACCACCCTACACCCGGATTTAAAGGAATTGCATGCTGTTCGCTAAGATTAGCCGCAAGGAAGCCTACGCCGGAGGCTTCAAGCGCTTCTACACCGGCAAGCTCTGCAGCCGCGGCCACGACGCCCAACGCTTCGTTTCGACTGGCGGCTGCACGAAATGCAACGCCGAGCGCGCCAAGGCCTTCCGCACCGGAGCTGATACTGTAAGTTCAGCCGTCCAACAAGGGGCGTTCCTCCACATGCTGCACCCCGACGACCACGAGGCAGCCCGGGCGTACTGCCAAGCCCTCGACATGCAGCGGGGCCGCACACCGTGGAGCCCTCCAGAGCGGCGAGCCGCCCCCGCCGTGCCCTTCGATGTGGAGGCCGCTCGCGCTCGCGCCTTCGGTCTCGCCGCCAAGCTGCAGCCGGCCGTTGACCCCGACACCCTCCCGGACGGCATGCGATGACTCCGAAGCAAATCCACACCCTGCGCCTGCTCGCCGTCCGGCCGATGTGGCGCAACGCCCTCCCCGATCTGGTCGCACCCCGTCAAGGCTGCAGCGGCCGGCAGCTCTACTGGTCTGCGCAGGCTTCGGCCCGCATGGGCGGTCGGCTGCTCGCCGCGCTGATCCGCGAGGGCTACGTACGGATGGAGTCGCCCTACAGCGGTAGCCGGAGGGACGTGGCGCACATCACACCGGAGGGAAAGAAAGTTCTTGACACCTTAGATAAGTGACACATAAACTCGCGTCACCATCAACAACGGGGAGGTTCTAGTGACCTACGTTTCTCTCAAGCAAGCTGCCGAGGCCAAGGCCAACGGCTTCCAGAAGGCCACCTATTTCAAGCTCGACCCCAACGTCGTCAAGATCGAGGAGGGCTGGAACGGCCGGGACGAGACGCCCGACCTCCTGGAGTACCGCCAGCGCCTGAAGCAGGCCATGAAGGCCGGGGCCATGATCCCGCCCATCGACGTCGAGATGGTCGACGGGGAGCCCATCGTGCGCGACGGCCACAGCCGCACCCTGATGGCCCGCGAGCTGGTCGCCGAGGGCGTGCCGTACGTGCTGGAGGCTCGCCAGTTCAAGGGCAACGAGGCGGAGGCCCGATACCACATGATCGGCAGCGCTGGAGGCCGCGCGCTGTCCCCGCTGGAGCAGGGCCGGCAGTTCAAGCTGCTGGTCTCCTACGGCCAGACGGTGGCCGACATCTCCAACCGCACCGGCATGCATCGCAGCACCGTGGAGAACGGCCTGCAGCTCGCCGACGCGCCCGTGGCGGTCCAGAAGCTCGTCACCTCCGGCAAGGTCGCCAGCCACCTCGCGCTCAAGGCCGTCCGGCAGCACGGCAAGGAAGCTGCCGCGGTGCTCAAGGCGGGGGTGGAGAAGGCGGAGGCCGCGGGCAAGACCAAGGCCACGGCCAAGCACGTGTCGCCCATGAAGGGCCGCAAGGTGCCGCTCGCCGAGCCGGGGGCGCGCGGTCAGACCCTGCCGCCGGCCTCCGCGCAGAACGACCTCTTCAACCTCGCGATGTCGCTGGCCGCCGTCAATATCCTCGTGACGGAACTGGACCGCGACACCATCGCCGGCCTCGTCCAGAAGGCCCGCACGCTGGTGGGGATGGCATGAGCACGACCACCATCTACTGCGACGACCATTACTCGGACAGCATCAAATCGTTCGAGGTCGTGGGCGAGACGGATAAGTTCTGGAAGATCGCCGTCAAAGGCTGGCGTCCGGGCGATCCGGACCAGATCCGCCGCCAGGAGAAGAAGCCCAACGAGTTCCGTACCTGGATCGAGGCAAACGACCACCTGCGAATTCGTGTCACGCGCGAATTGCTGCGTGCCCAGGACAACGTCGACCGCCTGCGCGGCATCATCGAGCGTATCGACAAGCTGGAGGACCCCACGAAATGAAAGGCACCAAGTACGACGACCCGCTGCTCGATCGCGTGTTGCATGGTGGTTCACGCCCCACCCCGACGAAGGCCGAGATGCTGGCGACACCATACGAGGACATTGGCCTATGCCTCCGCGACATGATCAACGCGCCGGGAATGAACAGCATCACGACGCCGGACTACGTTGTCCGCGTGGCCGCGTGGCTGGACAAAGCCCCCGAGGCCCTGGCACCTGACGCGGCAGCCGTCTCAAACCTTCTCAAAGAGGCCGTGTTGGCGGCCATCCGTGAGTGGAACGGCAGCAACCACAAGCTCACCCTGTCCGAGTCGACCTATCTCGCGGAGCACGTCATGGGGTCGCTGGGCGTGGCCTTGAACGACAGTCCCGGCGCGGTCAAACATCTGCGCGTTCGATGGGAGGATGCGCTCGCCCATGTGCGCGCCGCGCTCGCCGCCCATCCGGTGGCGGGAGGGGTGCCGGCCGAGCCGTTCGCGTGGGTCGATGTCGAGGAATGGGCCGCCGGTTCGCCCATGGAAGATTGTTTCTTCCGTGTCGAGGAGGACAAGCCCAACGATGACGCTGTGCTGTCGCCGCTCTACCTCGCCGCCCCTGTCGAGGTGCTGGGGGAGCAGGCGACGCGCTGCGAATACTGCGACGGAACCGGCGACGTGGTGAACCAGATCGGCGAGTGGCGCGGCACGTGCACGATGTGTGACGCCGCCCCGCCAGCGAAGGCCGAACTTCCGGGTCTGCTCGCGAGGCTGAGGGCCGAGATTGATCATGCTGTGCGGAACGATCAGCGATTGCCTCCCGAGTTCGGAAAGAGAAAAGGTCCGCTTGTCGTGCGCGCCGGCCTGCTGCGGGCCCTGATGAAACATCTGAAGGACGCGAAATGATCACCATCGACGAAATGCACAAGGTGCCCGGGATCTACGTGATCCAGGGTCGGTCGAGTTGCTTCCTCGTCGAGATCGACAGCAGCCGCAAATGCCACCAGCTCGAACTGCAGACGCTCAAGCGCGACGGCGTCCTGCACCGCGACGGGTGGCACGAGCCTTGGACGCTGCGCATCATCGGCCCGCTCGGCCGGCCGGGCGCGGAGCTGTCGGACGACGTGATCAAGGGCGCGGCGTTGAAGTTCGCCCACGCAGGCACCGATGCCAACTACGCGTTTCGCGCGGGTGCGAAATGGGCCCGGGAGCAGCTGCGGTGAGCATCCGCCGCCTCAAGCGCCGGGCGTACAGGCTGCAGCTCCATCACCACGTAGGCTTCATGCCGGCATCCGCCACCCATCGGGGTGTCTGCATCTTCTGGAACGTGCCGCGAAAATAGTTGTTGACAGCCCCAATTACGTGACACATAATTGAGCCATCAACACCGGAGCAGACACCATGACCACCGCCCGCAACTTCATCGCCGACAACACCCGCGTTTCCTTCCAGTACCGTCAGCACCCGCTGCTCGGCGGCGCGCTGGTGACGGGCACGGGCGTGGTGATCGGCCGCACGGTGGTCGGAGTTGAAGACGCCTACAGCATCAAGCCCGACAACGGCGACACGGTGCATGTCCGCTTCGCTGGCGTCCGCGCCGCCTGACCCGCCACCCCTCGACTACTGGAGCAGACACCATGACCCCCGCCCAGCAATCCGCAGAAATCGCTAAGGCTGTTGCTGAAATGGTCGGCGACTATAAGGCCGGTGCGCGCTTCACGGACGGCGACATCCGCGCCACCGCCAAGCGATTCAACGTGGACGCCTGCGCGCTGTACGCCGCATTCAACGACGCAATCCGCGCCGCCTGACCCGCCACCCCTCAACTACCGGAGCCCACATGCCTCAACGCACCCAGGAGCAGCAGGACCTGCTTGATCGCGCCTACCGCGAGCAGTACGCTCGCAAGTGGGGCCAGCGATGAACTGGCTTCACGCGCTCTACCTGCGCATGCGCATCAACAGCGCCCGGCGTGATGTGCGGTACTTCGAGCGAGAGGCCGCCCGCGCCCACAGCATGCAGCACGCGGAGTACTTCAAGGCCCAAGCCGCCGTTGCGCGCCAGTCCATCGGGCTGTGGCGCTGCGAGCTGGGCATCCTCGGGGAGGACATGGCGTGAGCGCAACCGACAGCATCAAGGACGTGACACTCCGCGCGATTCGTCGCGGCGCGAACTCACGGAGCCCCGTGGAGTTCTGGGCAAAAGACGGGGTTATCTTCGTGCTGGACTACTGGCGGGGCACCGACCTGCCCTACATCGCGCGACGTGTGGGAGCCCAGACCAGCCGCCGCTTCTCCCGTCTGTGTGACCTGCGCGCCCACCTGGAGAACCCGGGATGAAGCGCAAGCCCCGCCAGCTCACCGAGGCACAGCAGCATCAGGCCGACGAGCTGCGGGCCAAGTACCGGACGCTCAAGGCGGCCGGCCTCCACGCCTCCGCCAAGCAAGTGCGCCGCCGTCTCGTGGCACTGCTGGGCAACTTTGAAGACGAAAGGCTACCGACATGAACCAACCCCCAGCCGTCGTCAGCGGCCGTGTGCGTCGCATTGCTAGCACGTCCCGATTCCTTGAAGAAGTGCGAACCGGTCGCCTCTTCGTCCAGATGCCCTCGAACCACGCGCCCACGTCAGGCGACGTGCTGCGCTTCGAGCGGGCTCTCTACCCTGAGACGTCCATCGACGTCGTTGTGACGCGCGTCCACGCGGGCAAGATCCCGGGCCACTCGACCGTCTGGTTCGAGCCGATCCCGCAGCCCCGCGAAGTGAAGTGCCTACACCCGGGTTGCCCGAGCGTGGACGGCAGCGCCCACAGCCCCGAATGCGAGGCAGCGCACGCGCAAGCCTACATCGGCCATTGATCCCCGGGCGGCGGAACTCTCTCCCTCCCCAACTATCCGCCGCTCTTCGCGCCCGTCCTAACCGATGGGCGTTTTTTTTGTTGACAGCCGGAATTACGTGACACATAATAGAGCCATCGCAACACGAAACCCGGAGCAGAGACCATGAACGCATACACCTTCAAGCACGCACGTCGCAATTTCCGCGTGACACCCGATGGCCGGGTCGAAAAGCTCACGTACGACGGCGCGGGCGCCCCCAAGTGGTTGAACGTTCCGGTAACTCCCGAACTCGCAGCTGCCGCGATTGCCTCGCGCGCCGCCTGACCCGCCACCCCTCGACTACTGGAGCCACCCATGAAGACCGCAACCCACCGCCAAATCGCCAACGCCGTGTTTGCCGCGCAAGGCAAGCCCCGCACCTGGGTCGTGATTCAGCAATGGTTCGCGCAAAACGAGGGCAAGCCGTCGGCCCCCATGACGTATCGCGAAGCAAAGGCCATCGCCCGCGCAACCCGTCAAGCGGGCGGCTATGCGAGCGTGGAGCGCGCGGCGTGAGCTACGTTGTGATCGTGGAGCGCGGCCCGATGACCCGCGACGTGTACGGCCCCTACCGCAGCTTTAAACGCGCCGATGGCGATGCGAAGGCGTGGGGCGGGACCGTCGAGCCGATCCGCAAGCCTTCCGACGCCGCCTGACCCGCCACCCCTCGACTACTGGAGTAGACACCATGACCACCGAAATTTCCGGGCCATTCTTCGTGACGTATTACAACGCGCTGCTTGACCGGCGATGCACGTTGATCGACAACCTTGACGAAGAGACCGCCGACGCCGTGGTCGAGAAATACGGCGACAACGGTGACAAGTTTCACCGCATGCCCGAGGTGCGCAAAGAGCGCGCCGACTGACCCTGCTCGCCCGCTGTTCCGACTGCCCCAACTGGAGAACCCCGCTATGAGTCACCCTTATCCCATCGACAAAGGCATCCCGATGCCGCCCAAGCCCGTCGGCGAACACGAGCGCATCCGTGACACGTTGCTCCTGCTCGAAGTCGGCGAATCGTTCGAGTGCAGCGCCGACTACGCACAGAGCATGGTCGCCGCAGGCAGTGTGCCGCTCGCCCCGAAGAAGTTCGCCGTGCGCCCCGGCAGCACCACCGGCCGCGCCCGCATCTGGAGGACCGCGTAATGGACCGCACAGAAGCCCTCGTGGGCGTAGGCATCTTCGGCACACTCTTCCTGCTGATCGCAGGAACCATCTGGCTCATTGTCGAGGACGGTCGAGAGTGGGCCCATTTCCGTGACGCCCACAACTGCCGCGTCGTCTCGAAGATCCGCGGTGACACGTTCAATACCTGGAGTGTCGGGCCGAACGGGCAGATGCAAGTCGGCATCGGCAGCACTCCCAGCAAGACCGGCTATCTCTGCGATGACGGCATCACCTACTACCGCTGAAAGGACCACATGAGACGCTACACCCACCAATCGCACACCGTGATGGCGCGGGCGCCCACGTACGACCTGATCGTGGCCGCCATCGCCCGCATGCACGGCACGAGCCCCGAGCGCGTCCAGATTCACGGGGAACGCGTGGTGGTCGAGGGCATCCGCAAAGCCCACTGCCGGGTCGTCGCGTACGGTCGAGAGTGGCGGTATGAGTCCGGCGCACCGAGGAGCTGACGTGCCCTACCCCTTTGCCCCTTCACCGCCGACGATCCGCGACGTTGACAAGATGCCCGAAATGCAAGCCTTCGTCAGGCACCCCAATGACCTGATGGGCGACGCGTGCCCTGGCTGCGGGGCGTTCCGGATGGACGTTTCGTATTACAAATGTATGGGGGTGTGCGACGTGTGCGCGAACGAAGAGGCCGACGAGTGGGAACGTCTGGCGGAGAACGGGCAATGAGCCGCCGCGACCTCACCTTCTGCCTCTTCGCGCTGTTTCTTGTCTTCCTGTTCCAGGGAGACCCGAACGTGCGGGATCTGCTGCGCGCAGCAGTAATGCGCCACCTGGAATAGAAAAGGGCCCCTCGGGGCCCTTTCTCACATCTGGCTGACTGCGTAATCCGCCGCCGCGTCGACCTCTTCCGGTGTCGGGTGCTCCGGATCTTTCGGCTCCTGCGAGGCCATCAGCTCGAAGAACTTCGGGTCGAGCGCCACGAAGGCGCGGCGTTGCGCACGCCAGCGGCGCGCGTCGGCCTCCAGGGCGTCGAGCTGGGCGCGGACTTCCTCGCGGTCTCCGTGACATGCGGCGGCGGCACCGATGATCAGCTCGCGGAATCGGGCGTTGGTGAGAGAGGGCATGGCTCAGGCTTTCATGGTCGTGGGGTTGATGACTTGAGCGGCGGCGTAGGCCCGTGCGATCTCGGCCGCGCCGCGCATGTGGAGCTGCGGGTGGTTGGCGATGACGTAGAGCTGAGGCTTCTTCCCGTCGGGCTGCACGGGGTTGTTGGTGCGGCCATCGGGCAGGCCCGGGTGCAACACGTAGCCCATGGCCTGCAGCATCTCGCGGCGCTTGTTGAGCGGCATCTTCGCGCCCACGCGCAGGGTGTCGGTCAGGAAGCGGTCGAGCATGACGGAGCTGATCCAGCCCCCCATAAAGCCCGGCGTCTCCTGGGCCACCAGCTCGGCAATCTGCTGCTCCACGCCGCCCCGGCTCTCGACGATTGCCGCGTCTGTGGTCGACGTGTGGGGGGCACGATGCGCCACGCCAGTCGGGTCGAACTCGGGGTGAATGGGGTAGGTGTGCAGCAGCTCGTTGACGATGGCATGCCCGTTCTGGTGCTTGAGCCAGTGGAAGAGGCGGGGGAAGTAGTCGCCCGTCATGCCGTCGCGAGCGATGTCGGCGAAGGTCTGCTGCGCGGTGTAGAAGAGGCACAGCCGGCGCGCGTTGTCCGGCGTCTTGCGCACCGCCGCCTTGTAGTTCGTGTTGAGCATCAGGTTGACGCAGACTTCCATGCTGAACTGATCGACGCCCTTCTTCTCGATGCCGATCCCTGAGCCGCCCGCGATGATCTCCTTCAGCGCTTCGATCACCTCGGCCGCGTGCTCCTGGACGTACATCTCTTCGACCGCGAGAAACAGCTTGTTCGCGAGGAACCCGTTGAAGTTGGTTGTCAGCTTGTTGGCCTTGATCCAGTGCGTGTAGTGCTGACTGACGGCCTCGGCGACCACGCGGGACATGAGCGTCTTACCGTTGCCCTCCGCGCCTTGCAGCACCGGGGCCCATTGGAACTTGACGCCCTTGTGCTGCACGCACGCCGCCATGTAGCTCAACAGGATGGTTTGATCGCGCTCGTCGGGCAGGATCTTGCGGAGGTGCGTCAGGAACGGCGTGGGGTCGCCCGTGGTGCGCGGCACGTCGGCGGGCCACCACGTATTGGCGAGCGAGCGGCCCCCGACCTTCACCAGCGCGCCGGGCGGCAAGTCGGGCTTGAAGCACGTGGAATCCGCGATGGGCGCGCGCAGCACCTGGGACTGCGTGAAGGCCTCCCACGCGTCGCGCGTCGTGCGCTCGTTGACGGTGTCGAGGGCGAACGTGTAGCCGCCGAAGATGACCCGGAATTGCTCGGACTTGATGAGCTGCCCGCCCGGCACCAGAACGCGGTGCTGGTCGGTGACGTAGCTGCAGCCCGTGAAGAGGCCGCGCTGCCCGTCAGCCGCAAGGAACGTGTTCCCGGTGACCACGGTCTGCGCAGGGGCGTCTGCGGCGGCCTGCGGCGTGCTGGGGGGCTCGGGCAACTTGTCGGTCAGCACGTCGCCCGGAGCGGCGAGGAT